TCTGCGGCACCGACAGCGGGCTTGCCCGACGCATAAGCCTCCAGTATCTGTCTGACCTCGGCTACGTCTGCGGGGTTGGAAAGATCTTTACCCGCTACGGCTTTCAGCATTTTGGCCGTAGGGCCGACACCAAGCTGTTTACCAAATGCTTTGGTGTCACTGATGATAGTACCTTCCACTCCCGGAATAGGGGCGGGTGCGGGTGCGGGTGCGGTTGTGGGTGCGGGGGGCATACCGCCAAATAAATCCCCCTGACCGGTTTCGGCAATCCGTGCTTGCACGTCGGCTTCGCGTTGCCGCGTTGCAGCAATTTCTTCTTCTGAGAAGCCGGGAAGAGTCAACTGTTGTGCGGCAAGCAGTTTCTTAAGCTTTAGCTGGTCAGCTTTCTGTGCTTCCTTTTGTGCAGCAGCTTCGCGCTGGGCACGTTGGCGCTCGATAATTGCGGTACGCTTTTCGTCCGCTGTAGCCGCCTTTTCCGCAGCCTTGGTTAGCTTGCCCTCGGCATCAAAGAACTCGCGTTGTACGCCTGCGGCTTTCTGCTTCCCCTGCTTTTTAGCTTCCGCACTGACTTGAGCGGGGGTAAATAAGGATGTGTAGGGACCAACCTCCATTCCGGGAAGTTGTCCTTGTGCTTCACCACTTTCGATGGCGGCAATTTCGGCTTCTGCTTGTGCAACTTCTGCACGTAGTCGGGCAGCTTCTTGGCGTTGTCCTCGTCGTTCAAGTGCATCCGCTAACTGTTGTTTACGCTTAGCACCTTCCCGCATCCGCTCCACACCACTACCAGCAGCGCTAAATGCGCCACCAGCAATCGCGCCACGGACACTGGACTCCATGATGCGGTCCCACTCTTTGCTCTCAAAGATTTGTGGGTTGTTGGCTACGAACTTTTCAGCCGCGATACTGATCGCTTCCTGAGCGCCCTCGGTTAGTCCCTCACTGGGGACACCTTTGAGTATGCCTGCGGTAACACTACGCAGCAGCCCCTTGTCCATTCCGGACTTCTCAAGAACCTTCTCAACGATACCGACCTTCATAGGACCGGTAAGCTGCCTAGCCAATGTCGCGGGTAGCACTGAATCCAGAGCAGCAGAACCCGCTCCAAACAACATCGCTACGCCGGGTTCTAATTGGCCTGTTTCCTCAAAGACGTTTTGGAAAACCTCCGGAGCGTTTTGCGCGTAAGCTCCAAGGAAGGTTCCGACGTTTGTACCCATTCCCGCTCTAGCTGCCACCTGTGGTGCAGCACGTTTCATACCCTCAGCAACGAATGCTGTAGCCGCCTCACCAACAAGCCCACGTTCTGCCGCCTGTGTAGCAAGAGCTTTGCCAGCAGTAGTTAACGCAGCACGACCAGCTAAAACGCCACCCCCGACACCGGGAATTAAGGACGTTGCGATATTGGGTATCTGCTCGCCAATGACTTCAGCGCCAAACTTCAGCGCATCTCCAAAGCCTTCAACATCTTTATACGAACGGAATACCGGAGGGGCTTCCAGTTCACGCGCTTGGCGTTTTTGCGCGGCTTCCGCTAATTGTTCCTTGGCATAGTCCTCAAACCCAAGCGCAGACCCTGCCATTGCAGGAATAATGTCCGTAACAAGAGAGCCAAACTCCCCCGCGCCACGACCTACGCCTTGTGTGAAGGTCTTAAAGATACCGGGACCGTACTCTTTTCGTAGCGCTTTAAGTTCTTTTGCTTCTTGATCTTGTGTTTGACGGATATATGTGGCGAGTTCAGTAGCCGCTGCGGTATCCCCCGCCGCGTCTGCATTTTTAAGTGCTTCATAAACGCGACTTAAATCCATAGCAGTTCCTTAACGGGGGGCGTACTTATTCACAAGTGAATTTACTTCAGATGGCATATTGGAAGCAGAGGGACTGCCGCGTTGCAGTAGATCATTCATATATCGGTCAATTTCTGCTCTACGCGCTTTAGCATATTCCTCCTCAAATTTAGCGTTTGCATTGGGTGGAGGTACTTTTGCAAGATTTAATTTTTTAGCAACAGCAGCGCGTAAAGATCCTTTATCGTCGTCAACCGCTTTAGTTGCATCCGCTCGGAATTTCAGAAGTTGCGCCTCAGTAAGTCCGGCAGCATTACGTGCGCGGGCCTGTGCCGCCGCTAGGCTGTACCCACCCGTAATATGAGCAATATTCTCGTGAGCCGCCGCGTTGTACTGCGTCTTCCACATATCCGCTGCCCGATCAGCATCTTTAACACCCGCGTTAATAAGTGCTTGGGTACCAAAGTCATCACGTTTTTGGGCTGCATCCGAGGCCCGCATCAGCAACTCATCGCGCCGTTTAAGATCATTATTTTGCTCAGCACGACGAGCCTGTTCAATAAGCGCAAATTCTTTAGTGCGTTCTTTTTCGGCTTTCTTAAGATCTTTGTAAGCCCGTTGATAATCTTCCGCGCCGACCATAGCCCCGGCACCGATATTCTGAAGCGCATGCCGCGAAGTGCCTGACATCATTGCGAGACCGGCCTTAAACAACGCCATGTACTTAGCTTGCTCTTTATCGGCACCGGCTTGGAGAGCTTCATTTTTTAGCGAAGCCTCGTACCCTTCAAAGGCTTTTCCTTGCAGGCGGTCTTTGCTAAGAGCATCCATAAGCCGCTGCTCACGTTCCTGAGAGCGCGCAAAATACCCTCCAACACCTTCTTCGCCAACTCCCTGCAACGCGTTTTGTGTAATCTCGGTAGCCGAAGGACCGGACGGCATTTTTGGGAAATTAGCTGCGCGTAATCCAGTCCCAAGCCCCATAATTCCTGACCCATCCCCCGTTTTACTACCTGCTGGGCTACTAGCGGTAGGTGTAGCGGGAGAAGAGATAGACGGTAGCCCACGCGTCCCTGCTGTTTCCGGGTATATATCTCGGACATATGGCGGTGGCTCTACATAACCCGTAACCGCGCCGCTATATTCGTCCGCACCTCGACGCATTACGTACCTCTGCGCCGGGTCTGGCTCTGATCCAAGCTTTGTTTCCCTGTAGAACTCACCTGCGGCAGCGCGAAGCCCTGCGCCTTGTTCCGACCGACGCGCTCGTTCTACATCGCGCATCTCAGCCGGTGTAGGCGTACTAGGTAGTGTTGGTGTCGCCGACGGTGCGGTAGGCATGTTTAGTTCGGCAAGGCGTCTTTCTATCTGCCGCATTTCATAAAGATCGCCCTCCTGCACCGCTCGGTTTCTTTTTTCATATAGCCTACCGATTTCCTGTTGGTCTGGCCTGTAGGGGATCAACCCCTGATTCTGATACCGTTCAACGTCCCCACCGTCAGCGAACGCGACGATGCCGCCCCCTGCCATATCCTGAGTGGGGGCTTGGGCCAGATTAGTTGGTAGCGTATCAATACCCTGCGCTCGACTTAAAACTTGTTCCGCAATGGGCGGTTGTTGAGAAGGCTGCTGCATCGCTTGCATGTTGCGCATGCGCTCCTCCATGTTCATCTTTTCTTCGATGAGCGGGATCGCAATGTACGCTGGAAGCGTTTTGTTTTGCAGGGACTGCTTTAGCTGATCTACGGACATTCTTTCAGCCGTAGCGATACGTCCAATTCCGCTAATCATGCTGCCTTCCTTTTCTTCATAGCCCGACGAAGTGCAAGTTCATCAATCCCCGGACCTTCTTCCCGAATGGGACCACCAGCTTTTCTACCGACGCCTGCCATATTTGCCATCCCAGCCAAGCCCACTCCTGCGGTACCAAGGCCAGCAAGTTGGCTAGCCATAGAAGGCGCTGCTTGATATTGAGATGTCGTTTGCCCCGGTACCGCATAGCCACGCAGCAGGGCGTTGTACTGAGCAAGGGTGTTGTAAGGAGCTTCTTGCGCTTGCGCGTAGTTGGAGATGGCCTGATTGATAATAGCCTGCTCTTGCGCTTGTTGCTGCTGACCAATCTGATTTTGCAACCCAAGAATGCCCGTCTGTGCAGCAAGTTGTTGAGTGCCAAGTGACCCAAGCGTACCTGCTGCTTGATTTGCCAGCCCGTACCCGGCTTGCGCACCGCTGACCCCTTGCAGGCCAGTTTGAGCGCCTTGCATTCCTTGAGCTGTGCCTTGCAACCCGACACCCGCCCCTTGAAGTCCAAGCTGGCCCGCATTGATAGCTTGCCCAACTCCTTGCAAACCAACTCCAGCCCCCTGCATAGCCGCTTGCGCACCCTGTATACCTTGAGCAGTACCGGCCAGTTGACGGTCCACTCCTTGCAGTCCCAACCCTGCGCCTTGGATGCCAGTTCCGTACAACTGATTGGCGGCTTGAAGTCCTGCAAGCCCCGCTTGGGAACCCTGCATACCAAGACCATACATGGAGCCTGCCTGCCCGACACCCTGAAGTGCTGCTTGCTGACCAGCTAGTGCCTGACCAATTCCAGACAATCCAAGTTGACCGCCTTGAAGTGCGGTGCCAAGCCCCGACTGTGCGCCGCCCAATCCCTGAAGCCCGAGGTTGGAGCCATACTGCATACTCTGAATGGCTTTGTCGTACGCTGATTGCGTACCCTGCGCTTGGATACCCTGAATCTGCGATTGGAGTGCCCGATTAGCTTCAGCGTTCTCGATAGCTTGTCTTGCACCACCGAAAGCACCGGCACGGGCAGCTTGGGAGCCACGTGCTTGCGCCGCAATATCTGCTTGACGCTGCGCCGCCTGAATCTGAAGATCAGTTACGGCTTGTTGGTACGGCGACATATATGCTTGTACTGCGGATGGGCTTGTTGCCATCTGCGCATACTGTTGCCCCGCGAGTGCTTGCTGTCGCGCCAAGTCTTGAGACTGGGCAGTAATGCCGCGACCTGTTTGTTGGGCATCAAGACCCATACGCCCGATCTGGGAAGACAGATCACCGTACCCCAGAGCGGTATTTGCCAGATTGGCAGCTTGAGCGCCATAACCAGCACCCATCCCGCCATACATCTGAGCTTGAGGAGCAAGAGCCGCTGCTTCTGCCCCGTATCCAGCACCCATGCCGCCGTAGTATTGACCGCCTTGGATGCCTAGTTGCTGACCCAAAAGACCAGACTGTTGGCCTTGCATGCCAGCTTGTGCGCCCATAGCGCCGTAACCATAGGCGGCGTTTTCTGCTTGCGCTGCTTGCCTTGCTGCGTTTTGCGCGGCGGCTAGCCCTAGTTGCTGACCCAACTGCCCGGACTGGAACCCGGCATTGCCATAGCCCATCGCCTGCTGCGCAGACTGCATACCGCCCATACCGGCCATACCGGCCAGACCTGTGGCTTGCCCGTACTGCCCCGGCACTTGAAGGTTGGCAGCGTTAAATTGAACTTGTTGTTGCAGGGGGCTGAACCCAGCTACATATGCGCGGGGGTCTGCACTATAAGGAGTAAACGGACGAGTACCGGTAATGTCATAGATTGGTTGACCGCTCTCATCTAAGACTTTTTCCCCGGTCTTAGGGTCTATCCGTGGCTGCGTTGAAAATAGCTGTTGAGTCGCACCACCAAGAAGTGTCTCGACCTGTGGGCGCAGCCAATCCGGAATATTGGATTGGGTTACAGTTGTGGAAGTTGGACCGCCGCCACCGCTCATATTGTCACCTCAACTAATGTAGTGCGCGGTTCAAAGTTGTACCGCTTCCACAGACGCACGATTGCTTCACGCCCGTAGCCTTGAATCTTTGTTGCGCCACGCTGCTTCAAGATAGCTTTAAGCTGCTCAAACGTATCGTCGTTGGAAATTAACTTGCCACCAATAGATGTAATAAACGCTACGCGACTCATGGGGTAATTTATGAATGACACGGTACCCGCACCATGAATCCGATTTTCTTCATCCATTGCCACGATTAGCAACCACTGCCCCGCCGTTAGAAAAGCCTGCACGTGATGGACGTTGTAGTCGGCTACCCCTTCGTCTTTACTCAGCGCAGACTGAATAAATTCCTCAACAAACGGCCAAACTTGTTGGACGTGGATTGTGTCAACGTGGGCTACCCGTAAGTTCATTTCTTGAACAAATCCGTAATGCCGCCGGACGCTCTACGCATCACATTAGGAGTGCCACGCATACCGGCTGACCTTGACACAATAGCAGAGGAAGGTCCGTAGTTTGGCTGCGCTGGCGCACCGAATCCCATAGTGTTTGCGCCCCCAAAACTGGATTGCCCATAGCTAAACGGGTTAGACATTCCCATGCCACCATAACCACCCATACCGCCGTAGCCACCCATACCACCATAGCCACCCATACCACCATAGCCACCCATACCACCGTAACTAGGCTGGCTGTAACTAAACGGGTTCGACATCCCCATACCGCCATAACCACCGTAGCCACCCATACCACCGTAGCCGCCGTAGCCACCGTAGCCACCCATACCGCCGTAGCTAGGCTGGTTGTAACTAAACGGGTTTTGAGCGGTATACGGATTGAACGGGGTAGTCATGCCAAACATAGGCATAGAGGGCGCATAGTTTGAAAACCCTCCGGCAGTTTGCACGTCATAGGGGCTCATGCCAACACTGCGCATAGCCCCCAGTATAGTGTTCATGTCCGCATTGGGGTTGGCGCTTAACGTAGAACGAATTGACGACGTTATGTTGTCTTGGCTACCACCGTTTGCCATTTGCCAACGCTGCGCGTCCGACATAATTGGCTGCGTACCATACGTACTTACATTAAAAGCCGTGTATGGATTTGCGTAGTTTGTGTACTGCGGCTGATAAACGGGTTGGTAGAACTGCGCCGACCCAGCTACTGGACGCCCCGTGGGAGACCGCATGCCAGCTTGCTGCGCAAGATAGGACCAGTTTGCGTCTGACTGGGGGCCGGTTACCTTCTCTACACCGGCTCTAATATCCGCGTGTGTGTAGCCTTGCCCAAGTAATTGATTGTAGTAGTCCGCTCTTGACTCTATTGTTTCTCCTGCCGCAGCGGGATCAAAAACAAATGGGTTCCTTGGGGCGGTCGGTTCTGGCGAAACCCATTGCCCCGGAGGCGCTTTCGTAGGCGTTTCGGCAGCGGGAGGGGAGCCATAAATAGGTCCATTATCGTCATACCCAACTACCACTTGTCCACTATCGGCCATGATCTTTCCTTACGCGGGCATGTACTTGCGAGCGTTAATTTCACGCCCTTGGGTTTTCTTGCCGGTACGCGCCTTGCGCACTTTGTCCATCATTGCATAGAGTTGCCGAGCGCCAGCATCGGTTGACCCGTTACCGAGTCCAGAAACAACATCAGCCGGGACCACAAACTCACCGTCGGCCAGCCGTGCGGGACGCTTACCGGCAATTACACCGGGGATACTGTCGCTCATCCCATCACCCGGCCCACGCAGCATGCGGCCACCATCAGAGTACGTACCTAAATCGGCAATGCCTCCCCGCGCATACATCGGCGAGTCACCAACTACCCTGTCGTACCCACCAGTAGCGAGGTTCGCAATGCCACCACCAGCCGCAGCGAACGCCGGGCGATACCGCTCCGGAGAGTACCGGAACCGCTTCAAAACACTTTCGTAATCACTGCCGGGGATGCCCATATCCGGACGCGCCCCGGTAGCACCGGCCAGCGCAGAGGCTCCAGCAAGGAACTTATGATTTTTGATGGACTGCCACGGGTCTTGGGCAAACCTCGCCATACCTTCTGTGAAGGTGCCACCGGGAGACGCCGGGATTACCGATTGTTGAACCGCTGTACCTACTGGAGTAACCGCCGACGGTGCCAATGCACTAGTAGGAATAGCGCCCTGCGCTGCGCCTTGTAAGCTGGTCAGCCCTTGAGAACCGAATCCAGCCATCTGGTCAGCCAACATAGCTGCTTGAGATCCCGCACCAGTAGCTGCACCTTGAACACCCAACTGAGTTCCAACCTGTGCAGCCGTGGGGTTTGCCCCCAAGGTACTACCAGCCAGAGTCCCCGCTTCAGCACCGGGTAGTGCGCCACTAATCCCCCCGCCGATCCCGCCAGTAAGGCCACCAAGCAGCGCACCTTTGAGCGGATCGCCACCAGTTATTGCAGCGGAGCCACCGCCCATAGCCGCACCGAGAAGCATAGCTTCACCAACACCGCCACCGACTGGGTACACGCGCCGACCGTCAGGTTGGTAGCCGTTGAATTTATTACGTATGAGCATGGGTCGCCCCTTACAAATTTGGCTTAATTTTAATCAGTTAGGTCAACAAATACCAGAAAATACTTCATTGCTGCCCCTGCGTTACGTCCAATGACACCGCTGGAGACCCCGGTGCAAACGCTGTCGCTGGAACCGCATTCAAAGTTACTGAGGTGTCCGTGGACGCAAACACCAATTCAAAATACTCGTTAGCATCTAACGACAAGGTTTCAAACAGTGCTACCGGGCTGTACGCCCCAGAACCCGACAGACTGATAATCCTTGATGATCTGACTACATCAGTCCCATTTTTACGCACCCAACTGTAGATGTCTTTTGCGGAGGCGTTGCTGCTGGAGTATTGGAACGTCGCCCCAATGTTGTACAGCCCTGACTGCGGCACAACAATCCGTGACGGATAGGTTCCGTCGATCACCACCCCGTTACTGATCCGGGTTTCATTTAGCGATATAGGGTAAGCAGTATTTGCAGCGGCTGGGGAATAGTCGTTGGTCAACGAAAATGCACCGTAATACTGCTGTTGTGTAATTGTCGGGCGGACAAAAATAATCCCATCTGTTGTGCCAACTGCGGTTACCGCAGCGATGGGAATGACATTATTTGGCGCGGTTGGTTTAACATTGGTTAGCCCCCCTGCAACTGTTGGAGATGCGTAAAGAACATCACCAACACTAAAGGCGCTGGTGTTTATGTCCCGAACGAACCCCCAGACCGTCGCATAACCCTTTGCTTGATCCGGCAAATCATGGGTCATAATGCCCAAGATATACAAGGTAGGCTGTGATCCATCTGCCAGATACGGGGATACGAGAAGAGATTGTGGTGCGGTTCCCGCAAAACCAACTACCGTACCGTTGGGGATTGTCGAGCCTGTTTGGTTTCTTACTCGGGCGTACATCTCCTGCCCGGTTTGCATTACAACGTCATAATCCAGATCAACTTCCAGAGTGCTGTCTGTTGAATTCCAGTTTATTCTGCCGGTTTGATGCGGAACATTGGGTTCTGTTGTATTGAAGTCGATGTAATCAATTACACCGCCTTTGGCGAGCTTTGCAAAAAAATTATCTACACGGTTGAAGTAAAGCCGCAGGATGTTATTTAGTGCCTCATGGTATCTCGGATCGTACTGCGCAGGAGCCAACGGAAGGTTGGGTGGCACCACCCGATCAAGAATAAACTCCGTCGTGACTGGTAATGTACTCATCTGCGTCCGTCCGGTTTAATGTCAAACCGTGGTGCCCCAAGCTGCCATGTAGTCCCAAGGTTCGTGGATTCAATCTTAAAGATCATCTGCCGCCCACGCGCCCGTGTATAGATTTGCCCAGTAAATTCTTCTGTGATGTTGTAAGACGTACCCCGTAGAACTTGTTTGGACGCAGGATTGCCGACCCCTGATCCAGAGTTTTGCATGGGGTATAGAGTCATTGTGACCGTGGGAGTTGGTACACCAGAACCGCTTACTCCAGCAACTTGAGAAGACCCATCAAACGTCAAATCTGGGATCACCCGCCACACATAGCCAAAGTTATGACCGTCCCCAATGTCGAATTCCGACGAAGAAATATTGGCAACAATTGGCACTGGAGAGCCGGTTTCTACGTCATCAACCCCATCTTCGTGCTGCACTAACTTACCACTATAAGTCGCTGCAATTGGGTGAGGTAGTAATCCGGAGTCCAGCCATGCGGTTCGGCCCATCGTGCCGTAATACCAGACGTTTTCCAGATAATTGAATACAACGTAGCGATCAATTACGTTACTGTTAGCCGAACAATAGAACCACCAAACTTCATTAAACCCTTCGTTGGTACTAGCATATACCTGTTGGGGCTGTAGCTTGTTAAAGTCGTTGAAAATATATCGGCGCAGATCGCAATTAAGCGTTTGTACCCGACCATCGTACACGTAGAACTTATCAACACCCATCCAATACGTGCGTCCCGAGGCGATAGTCGAAGCATTTGGGCCAACTATTGAGACATTATCTGCCAGCAGTTGCAACGACCAGACAAATGGGGTGCCCACATACTGCAAGGAATATAAAGACGAGTCGGTAAAAACGACAAATTCCTGTCGCATCTGCATTACGCAGGAGATGTATGACCCATGAGACAGCCGGATGCTACCAGCCTGATTTGTCGCGGAAGGAGTCCATGTATAAGGATCTTCCTGCCCAGACCACCGGATCAGCATCGGATCAAGGTACGTCTGTCCGTAATCATTGGTGCCGAACACCAGCACGAACCTCGATACATCCGATACCTCAATCCAATTTTGGAAGAGCGGTGCGTCGGAGTCCCCGGCATCCGCAAGGTCGATGCCCTTAGCGGAAATGTATTGCAGCCCGGACTGTGTGCCAGAGGTTGTAATCGGTGAACCTTGGATTGTGGTGGATACATTGAATGTGCCCCCCGTGGAATTCACCACAAAGTACACCTGCCCAACGTCCAGTCCAGTCGGAAGCGCCCCGGTGCTGGTAAATGTAATCGTCGTTCCGTCCGGAAACGAGAACCCAGCAGGTAGCGTAATAACGCCGGGAGCGCCGATACTGATTGTGATTTGAATTGGGGAGTAACCGACATTGGCACTCCAGTAGTACACGCCCTGACCCCGAGGCCCGTAGATCAAATCTTCACCAAAGTTACGCTGATTCCAAAGCTGTAGCGCGGTAGACGTTTCTTGTCCAACACCCCAAGGACCAGCGCCCCAAGGACCGGCACCCCACCCGACTAATGGTACTTGATAGCTTGGGCCAGTATTAACTTCGTATTGCGCAACTACCGACCCACCCCCCGGAGATCCCGCAGCATCGGTAGCGTTGGCCGTTGCACTAACAGTGATCGTGTAGCTATTGTCATCAAGAAACGTAATCTGGAATGTGCCTGTCAGCACCCCGGCAGTGATATTCCCGCCCAATCCAGTGATACCGGCACCACTGTAGGTAACGTAGTCACCATCTGCACACCCGTGGTCAACTTCGCTAATCGTTATTACGTTTGACCCGTCTGTGGCTGTGAAAGGATCAACAAGCGTAACCGTCTTGCGAATCGGAGTTACGTCGTAATAATCGTTGCCTTTGAGGATGTAGAACTTCAGGTTTGTGCCAACCCCGACAAGATTCTCAGCCCGAAGCGTTACCCAGTTCCAAAGTGACCTGCACACCCCCGTAAACGTATTGGAGGAAAACTGCACCCAGCCGCCAATTTTCTCGGGGTTGCCCTGCCGGAATCGAATCTTGTCGCACTCATACCAGCCACCTTCCGTGGTATAGCGCGTGTTCTCGCGGTTGACGCCGGGTTTAAATAGCAGCTTGGATAATGGCATCTCTACCTCAACAATGCGGATTCAGCCGTTCGCCTACGCACCAGACCCGGTAGAACTTTTCCGCCACCCCGCACCCAGAGCATCAACTGCTCCTGAGCGCCCTCCCAGTCTTGGGCGTTTATCTTGCGTTTTAAGGTGCTGGTTTGCAGCCGCCCTACACCCAAATTGTACGCAAAATCAACTATGGCGTTAAGCTTTCTTTCGTCTGCCGCAAGCCCCGGACAATTTCTCAAAACCCCCGGCAGATATGTCGTTTCCAGTTCATGCATCAGCAGCTTCTCGGCCTCCGCCTCATCAATCGGCGCGTCTTGGAGCGTGACCTTCCTGCCGTCTGCGTAATACGTTGACCCGTAGCCAATCGTTGGGATTCCGGCTGGGCACAAATATGGCTTCGCCCGGAACCCCTCAAACTGCTTACACAACTCGGCTGCGATTTGTAACATCACGCCAACCCGCGACGGGCCAAAGTGCGGTCGAGAATCCAGAAATTGATGACGCCAGAGAGCAGCGCCATATCGTCAACTGCCCACGCTTCTTTCATCACTTGGAGCATTGGTTGACCAGATTGCCATGCAATGATTAGCGCAGCGGTCTTTGCAGCGCCGTAGAGCAGCAGCAGGTAGTAGGTCATCAATGGGCGCACCGACGCGCTCAGGGACGCAGCCCAGCCCCCAGCGGATTTGACCATTTGCGTTTGCTGATCAATTGCCGACTTGAATGCCGTCATAACCCCGACATCGACCGCCATGTCCCGTTGAGCGCCGATCTCTTGCATGCGGATTTGCCCACGCACTTTCTCAAGATCGCATTGCTTATCGAACATGGATAGCTCGTGCTGGCGTTCGTTCTTCTTGTCCATAAACTTCAGGACTTCCGGCACGATACGGAAGATACCGCCTAGCAGCGATCCAAAAATACCCCCACCGAGTAGCTCAAGCATGGTTACTCCTCGATATTGAACGTCAGGTTTGCGTGATTTGGGTAGTTGACCATGACTTCACCCTCGGGACATTTGTACTTGATATGCGCCAACAGAGTCGCTGGCCCCGGTGCAACCTTATGCTGGTGATCCTCGTCAATTTGGAACTTGTAGCCGAATTTATCGACCGTTGGTGATGCAGGACCGCTGAATGCGGCAATACTCGGTTTGGCAGGATGCACCACGAAATCCGAATCGCGCACCTCTAACTTAAACCCCGTCACCTCGCAATCATCACGCAGCTTTTGACGGGCAACCACCACCTTAAATTCCCCTGCCGCAGTTGCGCTGGAGATTCTGAAATGCTCCGGTGCCCACATGAGGATGTCTTTTTTGAGCCAGCCAACCTTATCTGCAAGCCCGTACCCACCACCCAGCATGGCAATCGTCGCGCTGACCGCGCCAATCGTTTTGGTGATATCGAGTTGCATGATTCACTTTGCACCGATACCCAACTTGGCTGAAATACCGACGATTACCAATCCACAGATAACCACCAGCAAACCCCACACGCCTTTCTTGGCGATCTCTAGCTTTAACTCGACCCAGAATCTTTCCTGAGCATTTGCAGCGCGAATCATAGACTCGTGGTAGCGACGATGACCGTCAAAATCGACGGAGCCGTCAGGATTCTTCGCAAACGCCCCCACCATGCCGTGCAGGGTCTTAAGAATCTCGTCCAGTTTGTTGTCCAGATCGTCGTTCGTCGAGGGCATCACTCATCCTTTGGCTCTACTGTTCCGTATTTAGACATAAGTTGCCACTGCGACTCCAATGAAAGATTGGGGTTAGATACATCATCTACGCCATCCCCGTCCCTGACTGCATGGATACAGCACAATACAGTATTGTCCTCTAACGAAGTGAACTGATGCTCAACGCCCTTTGACACAACGATGAGGTACGGTGCAGAAAAGACCTGTTCGCCCCCGCCATTTTTGTCGTGTTTCATCCGCACCGATCCAGCGGCAAGTAGCGATATGTGGTCAAACTTGTGAGAGTGACCGTCGTACTCAGTCCCAGCTTTCTTAAAGCGCATCATGCGAACAAAAACATTGTCCGCAATCTGGATGTCATGCGTAATACCCTCAGACACGCGCCACCCCAATAGCCGACTCCACACCTAATTCAGCAGGGCTTTTCGGCCACACAATGTCATAAGGGAACCCGGCCTGACTTGGAACATCCCTTAGTGCCTGCCGGTATGCGGCCCATTCAGAGGCGCTAGAAACTGGCGCGTCGTTCAACTGCGTCCAATCGCAATCTGCTAGTTTTTGATTTCTTAATGCGCGTGCGCTTTTTTCGGTTCCAACTAGCTCATTTTGAATTTCTTCTGCGGACTTATGCACTACAACCCAACGAAGAATCCATTTCCCGTTTTCGTATACAGGAGCGTCTTCTTCTGAAAGATACTGCGTCCTTGGGTCAAAAACAGGGGCTTCGTTTCGCTCTACTCGATAAACCCCAAAATGCGTTAAATCCTCATCAGAAATGTTTGATGGGAACGATACATTAGGAAAGTCTTGTCTAAGCTGAGACTTGAAATACGGGAATGCTTCTATTGCCCCGTCTTTTGCTTTAACAAACATATTATCTCCTTACACATTCACAACATTTTGAGTTGTTGGGTCTTGATTTAGAAAACTAGAAGTGGTTGGTGATGTTGCCGCCCCAGACCTAATATAAGAAAAAGGAGCGTCATTATTCTTTGTGGCCGTATCTGTAGACATAGTTACGCCACTAAGAACCCTTTGCCAACTCAATCCTGTAGCAACGGTTGTATATGAAGTTGGAACTTGCGATGCGTCTTTATCTAATTGGGCAACAATTATTGTTTTGTTATTAGAACTGCATCTTGCACTAAAAATAATATTGCCGTCTTCGTCATTTTTTGGAGTAACTTCAGCGTTCCAAAAATCTCCGGTAATTGTCCAGTATATTGTTGACAAATCTGGGCTCAACGCCAAAACAAAGTGCGCCCCAGAAGACCAGTAAATCCTGTCGTTTACTGAATCATAAGATATCCGAACAGTATATTGACTGTAATAACTCGGTGCCAAACCGGGATTTGGTGCATTTGTCGGGCAAAGTCTACCGGTAATTGTAGAGTGGACATTGAGCGTAGACGCCGTAAATGCCCATATGCCTTTCCATGTAGAAACATATAAAATATCGCCAGTTGGCCTATAAGCAACACAAGTGTTACCGTCAGTTGTTAGGGTAGTGTTTGTTAAATTCATCCTAACAAATGATTGGATTACATCTGTACTGTTGTATGTAACTTTATATACATTTGGCCTGTCATAAGACTCATCGTTGCTGCCGTAAATAACTTGAGTAGAATTGTATACAATAGCGGAGGTTATAGAATCTGCGCCACCATCTCCGGCCAACAAAAATTTATTTGTATAAGAAGAATTTGTATTATAAGAAGACGCAATTACTCCAGACGGTTTATCGTAATTTACGAATTTACCAAATACAATCGGGTTCCCATTTGGCGACCAAACGGTCCCGTTAAGGTCTGGGCTATAAAAATAACCAAAACCAGCAACGTATTGAGTGTACGTTGTAACAGAAGTAGAGCTATTTCTTTTGAAAAAGTAATTTGAGTTTTGACCAGATTGGAGCCATGGAATTCCGTAATTTGCGTTTCCAGAACTGTCAATACCACGATTAAAAGATATTGGATTGGTTGTATAATTGGCAGTTGAATATATTCTTCTTGAATATTTGTAGTCCCCCGTTGTTAAATCAACGGTAAACATACCATATCCATTTTGACTGGTTATGTTATAAACTAAATAAACCTGCGCGTAATCATCTAAAGGTTCATACACGCAGCCGCGTCTATTGATTGAATTGGTACTCCCAGCCCAAGTATAGATGCCAGCAAAATACTTTGTACCGCCAGCAGCGCCAGCAGCACCAAGCTGGAGAATTTTCGCGTTAGGCATTAGACCCCGCTCCCAACGTAGGCACCGTATAAAGTTGCACCGATTTTCCAAAAGACGATTACATCTTTTGCGGTTAGTGTTGGCGCTGCGCTTCCACCAGCGGCGATCCAAGTCATGGTCGGCCAAGTAACCGCGTAGCTTGCCCCATTTGTCAACGTGAGTGAAATAGACTGACCAGCAGACAGGCTGTCAGTGAACGTAGGATTGCCCGTCAAAACACAGGTCTGAATGCTTCCGTTGGTCGGATTGAGTGCCAAAGAGCCAGAAGTGCCGAGGGCATACACCTCTTCGGTATAGCCGTCGTTGAGGATGGCTGCGGTTAGAGTAGAGCCAGACGGGAGCGTCAAAGGGTTTGCAAACGTGATGCCCGAGTTGGTCACCGTAAGCTGCGTGACCCCAGCGCCTTGCAACGCAAGCTGGCCTGAAGCATCCCCGGTAACAATTGCACCGCCTGTAACGGTGTCCGCGTTGATCGTCGTGGTCATTGGTTACTCCAATGCTTGAATTTTTGCTGTCAGGGCTGCGAGTTCAGCCATGAGTTGTTCTTTGGTTGGTGCGGGTGCTGGCTCGGGTTCCGGTGCGGGAGCAGGCTTAGTAAACGCCCCGTTGTTGTAGCCCCATCCCGGTCCTGCCTGTGGGCATTCGACCCAACCCTTCTCGGCAGCGAGTGCGGCATCCGCCACAACCACGTTGACCACCACACCGTTTTCAATGATTGCGTATCTCATCTCGCACCTCACCAGCTATAAACGCGGCACAGGCCATTACCACCAGCACCACCAGCACCGGAGTTAAAGCCATTGGTCGATCCACCGCCGCCACCGCCTCCAGCGGCAATACCTCCAGCACCGCCCGCCCCAGCGTTAGCGGTATTGCCCCAACCACCGCCACCGCCGCCAAGAAAGCGGCTCCCACCAGCAGGCCCGACTCCTCCTTGGGTAGTTGCCCCAGCGGCCCCGCCCCCACTAAACCCGGTTTGCGACCCACCCTCAGTCGCCGCATAACCAGTATTGTCGCTTTGGATATGACCTCCCCCGCCACCGCCTCCACCACCAAATGCAGAGCATCCACCACCACCGATTGCATTCTGGTTGTTACTTAATCCACGCGATCCACCACCCCCGCCAAAACCAGATGACCCACCAAAGACACTATTGGCGGTTCCGCTTGCGTCGTACCCCCAATTGCCTACGGCCCCCCCAAAACCGGCGGCTCGTGCGTTAGTGTTTCCACCAATAAAGGGCGAACCGGCTGTCGCTGCTGAAACAGCGGCAGACAGCACCCCTCCACCTCCCCCGCCGATTGCCTCAGAGGTTCTTCCCGGTTCGCCAACACCACCCCCATAAGAAACTAAATGGGAGCCGAATGACGTTGACCCACCGCCAGTTCCAAGATTTCCATCAGTATCATTAACCGTCTGGGCGGCTCCCCCCGTACCACCGGCTCCAATTGTGACCGATACAGTTGAACCCAAATCGGACGCCGGGAATAAGCTATAGCGATACGCCCCGCCGCCGCCTCCCGGTCCACCACCCCTATTTGTACCTGCCGCCCCGCGCCTTCCAGCATTACCCCCGCCCCCAGCACCCCAGCACTCAACCATCACAAAGGTTGCGCCAGAGGGTTTGGTCCAAGTACCCGAAGCGGTAAATTCTTGGAAGTCTGGGCCGGTCGCCGCAGTTGCTTGCGTTGTTGCGTCTGGGAATGTCGCCCCGCTGGAGCCACTAATCGTCATTGTCATTTCTTACTCCGGTTGGGTGGGCCAAGTCACATTCCAAGGGAATCCTGCCTGTGCAGGAACGTCCCTAAGAGCTTGACGGTATGTTGCCCACACGCTGCTGATATTTTCTGCGATGTCCTTGCCCTGCGTCCAGTCTGATGCGGCGAGTTTTGCATCCCGATCAGCACGAACACTCTTGGCTTGCTCTGCGTCTTTCTGAGCTTTGTACGCGGCTTCCTGCTGCGCCGCAGTCATTGCTGGCTCAGTGTCCGTTGCAGGGCGGTCTGTGAAAATTGGCCCAAGCACATACTTGGTGTACCACTTGCCATTGATCTCTTCGACCCCGGCAGATTGGCTGTACTGATACTGATCCCCGCCAGTGGCTTGCGGACCCTCAAAGATCACATCAATCCCTAGAGCTTCACAAATTGACTCATCCCAAACACGAGGCAGCGATGTGTTGGGGTGCATCTTGCGGATCTCACCTTGAGATTTGATGTCTCCGCTTGATCGGATGCGATAGTTCATTTTTTAACCTCAAGCTATTGCCAAGAAGATGAATGTCCCGCCGTTAGCATTGATCGCTGCCGGGGCGGTGCTGCTGATTTCAAAGCCAGCAGAGTAGGTGTCAACGTAGTCGGTGCTGGTCACTTCGGCCGCTGTGCTATTAAGCAGCAGGTACGGGTCGTTGCCAGCCACGATGCCACGGGCGCTGTCCCACACATACCAGTCACCAGTGCTGTCGGTGCGTTTGATCAAAACGAACCTTGCGCCACCTGTGAAGCCACAATTGATCTGTTGGGTTGCTGCTGTGCCTGTGTAAGAGCCAACCTTGCTCACGCCGGGGCAGGTGGCGAAGAGGTATGCAACAAAAGTTGATCCTGAATTATTTACATCGCTTTGCGTCCCTAATGTAAAAACAGACGCTGTTGGAGATGTATTATTCCAAAAACTTGTTGCTGTTCCTGCCGCCATTGTATTTTCTAATCGCATATATTTTGTTGCGCCAGTAGGAGCCGTATAAACAGCCCAAACACTACCAGCTTGGCTCCTGCTCTTCACAATCATTAACTCAGGCACTACTGCCAAGTTATGCGCCACGGTTGTTCCGGCAACAGAATTTCCCGTATAGCAAACCTCATCAAAGAAGCCGGGGGCGCGGCGGAAGTTCCAGAAAATTGATACTGAATTTGACCAGCTTGTATCTACTTGAAACCCGGTATTTCCCCACATCCTTGTGGCGGTAGAAACCGTTGCTTCCGCACTAGTTGATTGGGTTTGCAAAGATTTGGCGCCTTCTGTTGTAGAAGAAGAAACTCCACGCAAGCGATCATATACATAATGACCACTTACGCCACCGCGCCAAGTTGGAATTTGAAGATCAACAGGAAAACCTGTTGTCACGGGAGTTCCTACACTTACAGCGCCAATAGTATTTGGACTAAACACCTCCGTCCCACTCTCCGGAGTCTTCATCGGGCCACGGCGAATGGCGATGTAGATGTAGGTGGCGTTCCAAGCAATGTTGTATGGATTGAATCCAGTGGCTGTTGGTTGAATCCAATCCACCGTTGATTCAGCGTCACTTAAGTTTGCAAACAAAATTGCATCACCGTTCGTGGTGTTAACGGTCATGCCACGCATGTTGTCAAACATCAGCCAACTTCCAGTACCGTCTGAACGCTTGTACATGACGTACTGAGGCTCATATCCAAGGCTCACCGTAGCGTTACCGGAGCCATCAGTCGTAAACGATCCACACGAAATCACATTCTCCGACCCATCATCACCAAAGCCACCAGCGTCGTGGGCGAAGATGTAGGCGACGTAATTTTCACCGTTAATATTCAAAGAACTTGTTACGCTAATGTATGTCTCAGTTGCCCCAGCAACATCCGTGCTGGTTGACGCAGCATTAGTAGAGTTAAGAAGGATTCCGTATCCACTGGACAGACTGCGATGCCATGAATGCCAGTTAGAAGCTACGTTTGTTATTTTTGTTGTGTAGAAACCCGGTGTTGACCCCAAGTTATGCGGGATGTTTCTTGCACCTGAACCATTACCGCTCCACGTCACCACATCAAAGAACTTCTCTGCCTTGCGGAATGTCCATGAGGCGAAAGTACTGTTGTTAGCGTTTGTGTCAGCACTAAAACCTAAAGAAAAGCCGTTGTTATTAAATGATGTAAGCGTAAATGAGCTAAATTCATTTGCGTTAGTGGTGTTGCTATTAAGTCTGTTCCCCACGCCCCGTGCGGTGTCAAATAAAAGATGGTTTTGGACCGTTGGTCTTCTCTTTGTCCAAACCAACCCACCCTCACCAGCCAGATCAATCCCGTTGGTGATCGTCTGCGTGGAGCCATTGCCGGTGTAGAGCCAAGTGCTGAATACGTCCTCGATGTACGTTGCCCCACCCAACGCACCGGCTGCTGCTTGAACTACATCACGGACTGACATTACGCCATCCCCTGTCCAAGCACGAACGCATTCCAAGTCGTGCCGCCATCATAAGTAAAGAACGCCAGCACATCCCTGCCTGAAGCTGTCAGAGTCGGAGGTGTAGCAGCATTCCACGTTACGCCTGAGAACCAATTCACCGTCGCTGATCCACCGTTGGTTAGGTCAAGCACAAACGCACTAACCGCTCCGCTGGATGCCACATTGCTGACTGTGAAGGTTGTCGTACCTGAGATGGTCTTGGTGAAGTAATTGCCTAGCGCCAGATCAATGGCTGAAGCGGCGATTGCCACCTTCTTCTCAATAACACCCGCCGCATAGGTTGCGGTTTGATCTGCCCCCAGAGTCAGCGCCGTCGTTGCACCGTTAGTCTGAAACACCAAATTGCCAGCAGTATTTCCTGTGCTGACAAGCGCGGTTCCGGTTGTGGTCCCTGCTGCGATTGAACTCATGTTTGCCCCTTAAATCACAACCCAGCGTTGGCCGGAAGATACTGTAACAGTCACCCCATTAGCGATGGTCATGGGGCCAACCGAAAAACCGTTTGTGCCTGAAGCTACGGTGTAGCTTGAAGATACAGTCGTGTAATTAATAGAAATAGATCCGCCACCACCGGGAATAAGCAGCGTAGCCCAGCTTGCGTTTGTACCGTCAGTGGTTAACCATTTACCAGCGTTTCCAGATTGACTGGGAAGACCAGAAGCCGGAGTTGCCCATGTAGGCACCCCGCCTGCTACCGTAAGAACCTGCCCAGTGGAACCAATATTTCGTTTTGTTAGCGCGGTTGCGCCAGAAGCATAAACAATGTCGCCTGTGGTGTAACTGGAAAAATTAGTTCCTCCATTAGCTACTGGAAGTACCCCGGTTACATCAGTTGTCAGGTCAACCTTCCCGCCCGCAATTTCAACAAAATCAGAGCCGTTCCATGCGACAAGCGCTTTACGCCCCGCCAAAATAGTTACCCCGGCTGTCGGGCCAGCCCCACGGATTACGATTGACTGTGACCCCCCAGTAGCATTAATAACTACGTAGGCTTTTGATTGCGCAGGCGCTGTAATGTACCGGGTCACTGAACCCGTGGCTGTCCAACGGATGACCGCGTTGCGTGCCTGATTCGCCGCCCCATTAGTGGTGCTTAGCGTAACGTCTGCGTCACTGGACAGAACGGTGGTACCCGCAACCGCCGAATCCAGAAGTTGCGTAATTGAGTCATTGACTACGACTCCCCATGTTCCAGACAAATCCCCCGTTGTGGGGAGCGCCAAACCAAGGAGGGGAGAGAAATTAGTTACCGCCATGTTCTATCCTTTACACAACCAGCCAGCGTTGCCCGCTTGGAACTGTAAATGACGACCCAGAGGCTATAGTTATTGGCCCTACACTAAAGCCATTCTTCCCTGTCGTCATTGTATATGTACCCGTGAACAACGTGTAGTTTTCTACAACAGCTCCAGCAGCCGCAAAAGACGCATACTCCGCAGGGTAAGATACAAATACGTCTTTATCGCCCGATCCAAAATTGACCAAGCTGCCAGAATTGCTGGAGGCTAAAACCGTATCTCTTGAAAGCGTGGTCCCCGACGCGGTATAAGTACCAATCCCGACTTCCCAATCCGCGCCAGTCTGCTCAGCTATGGTGTAATAAGTGGTATTGCCGTCACCAACAGCAGAAAATGACTGATAGCCCGTTGCTGCGCCGAGCAGCGTAACGGTCCCCGTACCAGCCGTTGTGGTCGTTTCCTTTACGCGATCCGCTACAACAAGTGCCATGTTTCTTCCTTACACAGTCATTTCTACGTCAATCCAATCTGGAGTTTGTGAATTATCCACATTCTGCCAGTCTGGAGTTTGGCTGTCATCAATTACCGTCCAGTAAAAGCGATTAAACGTACCCGCCTGACCTTGAGCAGAAACGCCGCTAAGCGCCACGGTTCTTGAGGAACCGACTGACCCAACATAGCCGTAAGCAACGACGCTATCTTCTACCGGACCAACAACAGGAGTTGCAATCCCTGTCGCACCTGTAGCCGAAACTCCAGTTAACGCAACAACCCGCTCAGAGCCAAGATTGCCAGTCTCACCGCCTGCGGAAACTCCAACCCCAATCGGCGCTGCCAGTACGGTCCCTGTCTCACCAGAGGCCGTTACCCCAGTCAAAAACGCCGCATACGCAAACTCAACTGTTCCAACCGCACCCGATGCCGAGACCCCGGTTAGCGCAACCTGTCGATCCGTTGATACCGATCCTACAGAGCCGTAGGCAATTACACCGTCTTCAGTCGGGCTGTTAGTCTCAGTAACGTCCCCAACAGTACCGCTTGCTGATACTCCGGTTAGGGCGACAGTACGTTCACCCATACCCACAGACCCAACAGAGCCTATGGCTTGGACCCCGGTGGCTTCGCCAATCTTATTAAAGACAACGCTGCCAACCGCACCCGTAGTGCTAACCCCAGAAATCGCCGTCGCCGCAGTCGCAGTCGCGGTACCAACAACTCCTGACGCTACAACCCCTGTGAGTGCCGCAGTCTGTGCGGTATTAACAGAACCAGTCTGGCCGCTAGCTACGGCCCCCGTAAGCGTGGCGGATTGTGCTACAACAACAGAACCAATTGCCCCCGAAGCCTGAACACCGGTAACCGCAATTTGCGGATTAGCAGCAACAGTCCCAACCGCACCAGATGCGGAAACACCAGAAAGCGCGACAACAATCGTCTGCCCCGCAAGCGAGGAGAATGGCGCTCCTGAGAATGGGGCGATTCCAAATGTCATGGCTACACGGCGGTTATACCGCCGCCCTTATCAGGTTGTAGCCAAGCGCAACAGAGCGTTCGACGTATCGTTAGTCGGCATCGTCAGGGTAAACGTACCCGCTGTCACGGTCTGCGAACCAAACGTATGCACGCTGACTGACTTATCTGACTTCGACGAGTTATAAATCAACACAGCATCAAACGGTGTAGTCAACGTGACATTGGTGTACGTGATTGATGCTGACGGGGTCCAATACGCCACACCAGCGGTTGCCGAAGTGTTGGTCGATGCCGGAGATGTCCCGTTAGTCACCGTTACACCACCAGCAGAATAGTTGGTGCCAGAAACCTCACCAGTACTGGAGTATGCAGTAGTGGATGCGTTATACGTCGCAGTTGTTTCGTACAGGGCTGCTTTGAACGTATCCCCAGTACCTGTTGTGAAGTCGTGCGTAGCCGTCATGAGTTGTTCCATGAACGAGGTGCACATTGCTTGAGTATTCGCCATGTTTGGCTCCTTAAACGATAGATGCTGCTTCCGCAGACAATGTTACGGATTTCTTCAATGTAACGTGAACTGAGCGATGGACTAGCTCCCCATTAAGCCAATACTCCACCCAAGCCGCAGTTTCATTAGCATTATCAACGGACCCTTCACGTTTCTCAAGCAACGCTTCGTCCATTTCGCCTTTGGTTGTTGTAACTAATGCCATTGCAACCCCTTACGAAATTCTTACCACAGCGTCATTAGCTGTAGCCGTCGGGAACGTAACAGTAAATGTCTGCCCGCTAACCGTTTTATCTGAGCCAAAATTTAAAACAGCTACCGATTTGTTTCCCTTGGTGCTGTTATAAATGAGCGCCCCACGTGCCGTAAATGTCGCTCCAGCCCAAACCGCAGAGGCAAATGACACGTATGCTGTAGGCACTTGCTGTGAATTATCGCCCGAGGTTGGGGTCTGGCTAATTGTCAGCGTGACGCCGCCAGCGGTGTATCCTGCCCCGGTAACTTCGTTTGAAGTTGTGTACGCCGTAGTGCTTGGACCAATCGAAGAGTCCCCTGTATAAAGGGCAATCTTAAAAGTATCCGCAGAAGTCGGGCCAAAATTATGCACAGCTTGGAGGATCTCAACCTTAAAGCTCGTGGTAACTGTTTGTTGGAGCGCCATTTAAACCACCGCCTGCCTATACTGTCCAGAACGGTAAGCGTCTTGACGCTCCATGCCATCCCCAAGTCGTTTAGCTAATGCCAGCGCCTCTTTATACTTACCGTCGTACAAAGCCAGCATATCTGGCTCACCCTTCATAAAGGTGTAAGCCTCAACAAGCGACCCGTACAACAGAACCGTATCGAAGTTATCACCCAGCCACGTTGTGTTTGCCGTGGTAATCGACTCTGGGTAATAATAGAAATGAAGCTCTACGGTGTAGTCCGTATTCGGCGTTGGCCCAAGCAAAAACGTCAACTCGTTAGTGATAGCAGCACCAGAAATTGCAGGACCGAACAATCCGTAGTATCGAGGAATCCCGGTGTCTGTTGGACTTGGATACGCCGCACGGATGAAGTTCACATCCTTGTTTAGCAGGTACTCATAATTACCGCTACCATCAATAACAGCCAGTGAATACACAGCCAAAAAATCATCAGGGGCTTTTAAATACTTATTCCCTGACTGCACATTCCCGGTCATGTTTTTGCGAATTGATGGGAATTGGATCGAGTTATAGATCCGCTGTTCAGCCTGTTGAATAAACCGATTGATCTGCTCAGCCGTAGTCTCGGTTGAGCCGTCAGAAAGCGTAACGTCCGGAAAGACGTTTTCCGTATACGACTGAATTGAGGCTAAAAGTTCCTGATATGTAATTTACGCCACCTTTTCCAGAGTGTATTTACCAGCCACTCTGCCCTTCTTCCTGACAGCGTTTGATACAGACGTTTTTAGCACGCCAAGAAATTCTGCCGCAGCTTTTTGCGACAAAAAAGAACACTGCAACTCACGGCAGTATACGGGTTTCCATTTAGCCCGCGCAATAGCTTCTTTTGTACTATCTGTGTGCCTTCTACCGATTGACGCCGCACGGTACCTTGCAAGAATGTTTGGGTCACTCAACGCTTTTTTTAGTCCATTGATTCGTCGTTGCCGTACCTCCGGGTTCTTCCAACTACTGCGCAAGGTGGCGGATCTGTCTTTAGCAACGGGCTGCGTTTTTACATGTGCTGCCCAACGAGCCGCATTACCTATAGGGGCAATACGCTTACCCCGTTCACGCGCCGCCAAAGAACTAGAAGCTTCTTTTATTTTTTCTAGCTGTTGCTGACGCCATTCAGGGTTCGCCCATTGCTGCTTTAATCGGTCAGAACGATTTTTACGTACTTCTGCGGACGGAACTACCCCACGATGCCCCGCACCGCCTTTGGCGATATTGTATGCAGGTTCAAGCTCCGCGATAATTTGCATCTCAGCATTGTTTAACGTATCCGCGTCAAAAGCCGTAAAAACTTCCGCAAACAAAAACGTTTCAACACCATGCGTGGCTATTGCCTGCGCCAAACGGTACTTCTTTGCCACCTTGGAACGAGCGGTGTTCACATGGCATTTCCACCTACACAGCGCAAGTTGGCGTGTTTGTCCAACGTACTGTTCTCCTGTAACAGTATTCGTGACAACGTAGATAGAACCGTACCGCTTCATAGCATCAAGCCATCGGGCCACGGGCCATTGTGCCTTTAGTTGCCGCACCGGTACCGCGAATCTTGATGCCGGAAGTCTTTTCAGCCGGGGCTGCTCGACGCGAGATATTACCCACCGACATATTGACGTTATTGGCTTCGCTTGAATCAGGAAGCGAACCGGGGTTGGCTTGAACGCGAGTGGCGCTACCTGTCATGGTGTGTGGCGAAGCGTAGACGCTGGCAGAACCAACTTCTTTCCCGCCCATTTTCATGCTGTACTTTGCCATATCAGCCTCGCTTTTGTGCGGCAACTTTAGCCAGATTGCGGCCCATCTTCTTCATGTCCGCATTGGTCTTGCCGACAGTATGCTTCTTCGGGCCTTTCTCAATGCCCATTGTCGGACCGCTGTTGCCAAGATTTTTGCCTTCAGTTTTGCCCTTTTTGGCAATGCCATCGGCAGAACGTGTGTAAGCCATTTTATGCTCCTATTTCAACCGTAACTGTACCAACTTGGGCCTGCAAAACCAAGTAGTTCGGCGTCAATGCAGTATCAAAACCGCTGGCTCCCCCAACAGGATTCCAGCCCCATTGAAAGACCCTGCTACCCCCATCCGGAACCCCAGTCTGATCCTCGGACGGCCCCGTCGTGTTCTCTATCTGAAGCCCATTTAGACCGGACTGGTAGTAGCTAATGTCTGGCCTTGGCTCCCTGACCGCTTGCGGGTCGTATACGGGATACATCCCCAACTGCAACTGTGGATGGTCCGGATCCCAGCATTCCGGGCAAACTTTGATACTGACTTGTTTAGTCTTAATGACCAGCTTACGCAGTTGGGTCAGTTTATAACGCTGTCCGCAGCGGTCACATTCCGCGATTGAGTTCTTGCCAGATGCGTATTTTGGACCAGCCATTTGTTACCTCAAAATTGTAATTCGAGGAACAAACCGATCCGCCGCTTTCTCACGGTCCTCATCTGCCGCAAGCTGCCACTGCTGTTCGTAGTCTGCTTTAAGCATCCCGATACGGTTTGGGTCTACTTCTGGAAGCTTTACAGACAAATAATAGGCCAGCCCAGCAACCATACAGTTAAGAAACCGGAACGGAATATCAGCCGTGGTAACACCAGACCCAGCATCTTGAATCCTCCGTAGCCGCCAGTACACAAACGTGTACAGATTTGATTGATCCGGGGCGGGCCACACGTTGATCTGCGGGTAGGCAACCCCACTAACCGGCTCGACGGCGCCTGACTGACGGTTGATCCACACCTGAATCGGTCGGCCTTGGGCGTTCTTATTAGGGATCGTGGAGTACGTAGACTCCGAAATGCGATTGATGTTGATATCCTGCTGGTTTAGCCCAGTCCCAGTCCGGGTAATCTGGTCTAGCAAATCAATCGTATCGACCGGCAGATCATAAGTGATCGTACCCTGCACCAGCGGAATAGAGCCTTGCTCAATAGTCCACAGGTTGATCCCACGGTTCGCCCACTCAATCGTCAAAAGATTCAACGACCGACGCGCAGTACGCATGTCGTAACCGGTACGCAACTCCTTGCCGCAACGCTCAAATGCCTCTTCTACGAGGTCATTTACGTCCAGATTAAATGCTGCGGTACCGGTGGTAGTCATCTTTAAATCATCCTTCCTCGGGTTTTGCCTCGCTTGGCAATCCCGTCTGCTCGACTGGACGCTGATTTAACAACACCGCCCTTCTTCTTTGGGGTCGGCCTTCTTAAGTCAGACCCGGTAGCGAAAGGGCTTTTGCCTTCTGACCGTCGCTTCTCGGCCCAGTCTTTTGCCTTTTTTTCTATTGAATCCAGAACCTCTTCGTCGTCTCTGAGTTTCGTAAGGCTGTCCAACTCTCTCTTATCTAGCGTCGGAACAACCAAGGGGTAATCATATTCTCCATCTTCAGAGGTTCTAGAGTACTCTGTCATCATGCCTTGTCTTGACGGCAATTCCCCAAAATACCCCTTACCTTTCGCTTCTACGCCGGAATGACGCAGCCCGTATGGGGTAATCGTCCCATACTTAGCTGCGCTATTTTTAAATCCAGCAGGCATCACTCACCTTTTGGCGGTTTTAGCCGATTGAACAAAAGCTTTAGCCGTTGGAGCGCCTTTTGACCCCGGCTTACGCATTTGTTCGCCAGACCCCGCAGCGATTCTTTTACGCTTGCGATTGATATTTTCATACAGACCCACCTTCCCGCCAGCGGCGTATTGCGTGAAGTCGGTGTCATCTCGACGGGCCTTTTTGACCCCTTTGGGCATTTTTGACGGCGCTATTGCCCCCATGCCGCGAGATGCCCTCATACCATCTTACCCCGCGTTTTCCCACGTTTGGCAATGCCATCACCTCGCTTAGATGCCGAGGATGCTTTAACTTTGCCGCCCTTTTTCATTGGCATACCACCAGCCATCTTGCGTTTCTTTTCTTCTTCATCGTCATACATATTTCGCGCGATTGCCGCTGGAATCATGCCACCAAAACCTTGACGCATAAGATCGCCAAGAGCACCTTCACCGGTCATCATACCGGCAAGAGGTGAAACATCCCCAAGTTTCAGCCCCATTTTTACACCATCTTTCCCCGCGTCTTACCGCGAATAGCGCAGCCGTCAGCGGCACGGACGTAGCCGCCTTTTCTCATCCCACCTAGCTTGGGGGGTTTGCTTGCCGCTTGTTGCTGCTTTTTTGCCATTCGATCCTCGTTGGCTTCATTGAGCATCCGCATCTCTGCGGGGGTCAATTCCTGAAGCTTTGGATCGGCAGTCGTATCGGCTGCGGTAACTTTCTTGGTAGCCATCTCAGCACTTCCCGCCGTGACGCATGGCGATCATGGTGCCTTTGGTTTTGCCTTTCTTGGCAATTCCGTCAGCCGCTTTGTGACCAGCAGCAAGGCCACCGCCCTTCAGTCCGGCGTGAGCTTTGCTCGCGGGCATCGCTGCATGAGCCTTTAGGGACGTAGCAATACCGCCCTTCTTCATGCCTTTGGCTTCCGCCATCTCATGCTTAATCATGGATTTCGGAGCGCCCTTCTTCTTCATAAAGCCGATTTCTTTCTGCATCATTGCTTTAGATTCTTTCATCTCGCCACCTTCTGCAAATTTGCGGCCCTTATCGGCCTTGATGAACTCTTGCCCCACGGAGCGGGATACACCCGCTTTTTTGGCGAACGCAGGGTTATTTGCCACTGCCGCCATGAAGTTATGCTGCTTTTTGCTGGTACTTGGCATTTCAGCAGTTCCACGCCCTGAGACTTTTATTGATCCGGCTATTTGGATCGTTTGCAGTCTTGGTCGAAGTTAACTTCTTCTTCATCCCCTTCATCCGCGCACAAAAGGAGTCTCGGCGCGACCCTCCTTCTGGCTGCGGCGGCTTTAAGCCCGGTTTGCCGGGGTTGGCTCGGTTGTAAGAGGCGCGGCCCTTGGCGTTCAAGCCGCCACTTTCCGCTTTCCCTTCCTTCCTCTGCCATGCCGGGGACTTAGCCATAAAACACCGTCGCGTAAACACCGGATGTTGTGGTGGCGTAAATGCCAGATTCACAACGAATTCCCTCACCCGGAACTACAATGTTGATTGCTCCTGCATCAACAGCCCCGTTAAAGGTAAACATTGTTGTTCCACCTGCGCCGTTTTTTAACGTCAGCGTGGCAGGTCCAGCGGGATACGTAACAACAATACCCTTGATACGCGCCGGTCCTGCAAACACCGCACCATCCGTTACGCTCGCAGAAATGGTCGTCGCCTTAACGTCGGTTTGCATCATGGTAGATGCTCCCTATTAGGCCGGAGTAATCGTCGTAGAACCGTCGCTTGCATCAATCCAAGTGCTACCAGCCGTAGCGCCTTGCGCCACATAAAACGTCTTGGTAGTGGTGTTATACAGCGTGGTGCCAAGAGCCTTACCAGACGTATTTACCGCGTCGGCAATATCGCCAAGAAGCGCGGAAGTCGATGTGGTAGAGGTAACAGTACCGGTGATATTGCCAGTAACAGCGCCAGAAAAGCCGTTTTGCGAAACAACCGGGCCGGAAAACGTCGTCGTAGACATAGATTCCTCACATGCGAGTTGCGGGGGTGTTCTGTCTGCATGTCGTCAGCCGGGACTGTCAGAACACCGGATAACCCCGGAATAATGATGTTGTATCACTCAATAATGCAGATGTCAATAAAAAACAAAGGGGGCCGAAGCCCCCTCTGCAAACCCTTAACTACTGGGTTTTAGCCTTCCGAACCATACATCCCGAGCGGGTCCGACCAGCCGAAGCTGTAACGCTCGCGGGACTTATAGCGAACGTTGCCAGTATCGAAGTCACCGTCCATGGAATTCTGGAGCGGGACACGAACAAAATGCTTCATGCCGTTAGGAACGTCGGTCGTCAGGAACCACGCATTAGTGTCGGTCAAGAAGTGGTTAACGGTGTATCCCTCGGGGATCGAGCCGTTGTTCTTGAGCGCATTAATGTCGTTGTCCGCCGTCGAAACACGCAGTTCGGTTTCGAGCAGACGGGTTGCAACGAACTGGAGTGCCGGGGGCACAACCAGTTTGCGCGGCTTGGCGGCGATCAGCAGGCCACGTTCGTCGGTCCACGCGGCGATCTGGATGACGGCATTCTCAAGAGAAGTCTCATTCAGGTCGGTCGGGGTTGACGGGATGTTGCTGTTGGTACCACCAGACACCAGCGGGTGCGCGTTGGAGAACAGAGCCTGACCGTCGCCACCTGCGTAGCTACCAGAAAAGCCGTTGTTCAGAACCGCCGCAGCTTTCACCTGTTTGGTGTATGCCATGGCACGAGCCAGCGCCTTGGTATAACGAGCCGAGAGGCTGTCATACAGGTTGTCCTCGATGGCCTCTTCGGTCAGCGAGAAACCCAGAGCGATGGTTTCGTGGTTATAGCGAGCAGTCCAAGCTTCCTGCGCATTGTCATAAGCAATTGCAGAGCCTTCGTTCTTCACCGGAGCGGCGGAGAAGCCAGACAGCTTGGTTTCCTCTTCAAACGAACGCTCGGAGGTCTCGGTTTCGTAGATCTCCTTGTGTTCTTCGCCATAGCGTGCGTACTCCAGACCAAACAGGGCGTTAAGACCCGGCAGGAGTTCTTTGAGTAGTTGTGCGCGTGAAATAGCCATTTTTTACTCCTTACACGCCAGTGGTGTTGTTATACGTATGCGTGTTGATCTTGACGATCATTTCAACATACGCATCCGAACCGGTGGCGGTCTCAGGCACAACATCAACAATACGAATCGGCAACGTGTTAGTCGTAGCCGTAGTATCGTCAATAGCTTGCTTAGAATCACCAGTATTGGCATTGCCAGCATTCAGAACCACCGAGGTGTTCTGACCAACTGCCGTGCGGCCCAGAGTAGCAATTGTGGTGCCCGAGGACACAACAGCCACTTGGAACAGAGCAGTGGGGTCATCCACCACGTAGGCCACCACGTTCGTGACGCCAGACGACGGAGCGTACTGAGCCTGAACGGTTTGACCCGACGAGTTGGTGTACTGAACGCCAACGCAAACACCAAGGGCTTGCGGGGCAGCGGTACCGTCAGCGACAACTTTGCATTTGCCAGAAGACAGCAGTTCAACTAGATCACCATCGTACACAGCACCGGAATCAACCGGCACCAGACGAGTTGACCCTGCATACGGGTTGCCACCAATACGATTGATGGGTTTGAATCCGTATGGGGCCGAAACAGTGGGGTAAGCCATGTTTTAACTCCAAATATTTAAGATCCAGATCCAAAGCTATGCGTGGATTTACGCTCTTTAAACAGCGGCATCCTCGGGTC